ACTAACATCATCTAATAAACTCATTCTATATTATTTAAAGTTGTTAATTGTGCTTCTAAACAAGCCTTAGCCTCAAATACTCCACCATCAGCAATAACTCTTGCTTTAAAGTCATTAGTTTGCTTTTGAACAGGAGTTAACGCCCCCTTGTTGCTTGTTGGTAATGATATGCCTAGAGATAATTTCATTATGAACTTGTATCACCATCACTCTCTCTGTACCCTATGCCAATACCACTCGTTAAAGTGATAGCAGTTGTACGGAAAAATAATGTTGTTCCAGCATTCATAGTTTGACCATTTAAAGCAGTAATATTAGTAGGATCACCTGCTATTGTAGAAATCACTGATTCAACTGGAAAAAATATGCAATACCAGTCTTTACCTGTTTGTGCAGCAGTAGTAAAAACTTCTGTACCATAATTCTTACCAAGCATCTCCATTAGTAATGTATTGTCTGTATCGTATGTACTCATTTTTATTTGTTTTTTATATTATTATTAATCTGTAAATATTTTTAGTATAGCACCTAAAGTTATAGTATATATAACCCACATTGCTTTTACTAATACCTTTCTCATAGATGTATTTCTATTTACCCTAGCAGTCACCCCATCATCTGGATTTAACAATCTTTCTGTTAGCATATCTAGTTTTTCATCTATACTGTTCATCTTTTCGTTTATAGAGTTTATATCTTTTTTCATTGAAACTATTTCCTCTTTAGTAGTCATTAGTAAGTTGTAGTCTTAATAGTTAAATTCATATATATCTCTGAACCTCCTGTTGTTTCTTTTATCATTGGAAATATAATATCTCCTGCTGATATATCTGCATCAGATGCTACTGCAAAAGTAGTTTCATCTATAGCAATTAATTTATTGTTACTTGCAAGTCCTGTTAAAACAATCTCTTTTACTCTCTCAGCAGTTCTATTAGATGTATTATCTGCAACTGGAGTTAGTTTACATATTGCAATAGTAAAAGCATTAGAACCTGTACTTGTCGCCCATCCTTTAAAAGATACTGCACTACAATCCTCAGGAATTACTTGTGCTTGACCCATCTCAAAAAAAGCATTAGGCACTATAGTTATACTACCTAAAGTTGTACCACCTGAATCTATATTAATTAAGTATGGTGATTTGTTATCTAATATATCTTGACCATAAGAGTAGTTAGTTAACGCAGTTGTAATATAACCTTGCATCTTATAGTTAGTAGCACCCATAAAAGACTTGTCTTGCCATTGTAAGTTACCATCAGTACCAGTAGCAGATGTACCTGCAGTCTTGCTCAGTACAGTATTATTAGTAGCAGTTTCAAACCCTTTTGGATTATGCCTATTAATATCGTTTAAATTCTTATGTTCGTTTGCAGCCATTTATATATTTATTTTAACAATCATCACATGGACAAAAATTCTTCCAACTATCATAACCTCTACGCCTAGTATATATGCTATCATACATTATTATACCATGATTCTTATACACATTATCATTACAAGGCTTATTAGTATCAAATGTAGGATATAAACCACTCTGGTCGCTATCTGTCATATAATCTATCATATCCTTTAAGTATATCTCTGCCTTTCTATATGTATCTTGCTTGTAAACATTTAACTCAGCAGGGTCTATAATCGTAGCAAACTCATCTATATTGTGAACAATACCAGCACTACTACTATTACTCTGTACTTCATTGATAACCTCAAATCTAACAAACCAACATAAACATCTTGTCAAGAAATCATCCATCAAAGTTTGATTCGCAGTTGTTAAAGTACCATCATTGTGTTGTGTTTTAATCTCTTCATAAAACTTCTGACCTAATGCTGGTTTTAAATGAGCCAACTCAGAAAGTAAAATAGTGTTATTAGAAATTAGTGCAGTATCTGTATTAGCATTAGTAAAACTATTGCTTATAACTTCTCCTGCTGTTACTAAAGGTATATATTGGTTTACGTTTGCCATAGTTATTCGTTTGTTTCAGTTACTTGTAAATCACCTGCATCATCATCTCCCTTCCCATCTGCATCATCATCTCTTGTTACAATGATTTGCTCTCTATCTGTCAAGAACATATTACCTTCTTCTAACATAGGTAAATCCTCATCTAACATTTTTCTTTGCTCATTTATAGTAAGAATTTGCTTAGGGTCAATCTGAGTTGCAAAACTAATTGGTGGCTCATAATGTATAATTAACTCCTCTGGTAAAAAACCCATTTCTTTATAAAGAATAGTTCTTAAACCATTTAAAAGCAAATCTGAAGTATCTTTAATTACTGTAGTCATTGCAAGATCATAAGCAATTCTTATCTCACTACCTGTGTTATTCATCTTACCTGAACTAACTAATCCACTTAATGATGGTTGCCATCTATGTGCAGTTACAATATTCTGGTCAGTAATTCGTTGTAAGTCTATCCAACTACCTTCTTGGTCATCTTTTATTATCTGAACATTAGCATTAGCAGCATCACCATTCTTAACGATAAACATAATCTTACCATTGTTACCATCTCCAACAAACTTCTTCTGTGCTTCTCTTACTAACTTCTTTGCTTCTTCTTCACCCATATCACCATTAATCTCAATAATAGCAGAAGGTTGAAAGCCATTTTTGAATTTAGTGTGATTCCATTTACCAATCTCATAATCTACTGCTATATGCTCTAAAGCAGCAACATAGTCTGGTAAACCATAGAATTGGAATGTAGGTTCGTAATCTTTAAATTGCATTACAAATCTACTCCCACTCATCTCAGGATATAGAGGTATAATGTTTAATTTGTCCTTCATAGTATTGTACTTAGCCCAGTCTGGGTGTACATATACTTGTTTCTTGTTTTTAGACATTCTAACAGTAGTTGCATCTATGTGATATAGATTTAGTCCACCATCGTATAAAACGCCTTCAATGTAAGCATTTCCAAAAGTGTAGTAATCATCAGCAAGTTTCTTAAAAACTTCTCTTAATGATTCACCATCTGCATTTACATCTTTAATATATTCTTTAACAGTTTCATTGTTGGTTACAAACTTTGCACCACTTGTGAATACTGCCTTCTGTGCCAATACACTTCTATGTGTACTAGATTTTCTTTTTAGTTCTGCTAAATATTGAGGAAAGAGGTTGTTATTACCAAAAGGAATAAACTTAGTCCTTACCTTTGATAAGTCTTGTGGTTCTTCAATATGTTCAGGAATTGCTAAGTTAAAAACTCCAAATTCAAAAGTATTACTCTTCTGATTCTGTAGATTTTTTACCTGACTTTTTTGTTTTCTTTGGCTCATCTTTAGTTTTTGTAGTTGATAATTTTTCTATATTAGAAGTCATACCTAATTCTTCATAAGCATACGCTAACTCTTCTTGAGTAGCAGTTGCCCATTTAATCTTAAAATCACCTTTGTAAAGTGTTCCAGATGATTTACTCGCTTTATATTTTGCCATAATTGTATATACTTTTAAGTGTGATAAATCTACGATATTTCCACCACAATCACACATATTATAAAAAAGATATTAATAGGGAAATGTTATAAACTTTTTACGAACTACGTTCAACCTATCTATCTTTAATTATTATGCACCTGTTGTTGCAGTTAATGCTGAAGTATCAACTGTAACAGTTCCTGCGTACTCTCTTGGTAACTCAAATTGTCTTGCCATTAAGTTAACAGTAATACCACTCTCATCAGAATAAGCAGCACCAGTACCACCTTCAAATCCACTTAAGTTTAAGAAAGTTTGACTTCTACTTGCTACATCTTCATTAGCGTATTTTTCAGAAACACCTAAAACCCACCATTTACCATTAGTGTCTAAAGCCATTCCCATCATACACTCATTAAGCATACCTTGTAATTCGCTAAACTTTGCTAATTCTATTTTTGGTAAGTTGAAAGATAATCCACACTCAAAAGCAGTTGAACCATTTTCTTTAGTTGCATTTATAGTTAATGCTGGAGTTTCATTTTTAAACTCATATACAAACCAAGCAGCATCACCACCTGATTGAATATTTGCAATGCTATGTGTTCCAGCAGCACCATAAGTAATTACATCAGCAGTCGCCCAACTTCTTAATATGATTTGAGAAATACCACCAGTTGCTTGTAAATCAGCACAACCTATTGCTAAACCTGTATCTATTGCCATTTTATTATTATTTTATTGATTATAAAAAGTAATTAAGAGAGTGCTTTTACACACTCTCTATTATTACATTATTGTTATGCTGTTACAATTCCCCATTGAACAAGAGAAGAGTATAAATACTGAACTCCTAACTTGAAGTAACCTCT